AGAGCCAGGTTTGAATGCTTTATTCGGCCTGGAATATAAACGTTATGAGAATCAGCATGCTGAAATATACACTACTGAATCTTCAGACAGAGCGTTTGAAGAAGAAGTTATGTTATCAGGTTTCGCTCAAGCTCAAGTTAAACCAGAAGGAAGTGGAGTAACTTTTGACAATGCTCAAGAGACTTTCACTGCAAGATATACACACGAAACTGTGGCTCTTGCCTTCTCTATAACTGAAGAAGCAATTGAGGATAACTTGTATGACAGACTTGCTAGTAGATATACTAAAGCATTAGCTAGATCTATGGCGAACACTAAACAAGTTAAAGCTGTTAATCCATTGATTAATGGTTTCGGTACATTCACTTCAGGTGATGGTTCTGCATTATTTGCAACTAACCACCCAACTGTAAGTGGAACTGTATCAAACACATTAGCAGTGGCTGCTGACTTAAATGAAACTTCATTAGAGCAATCATTAATTGACATTGCTGCAATGACAGACGAAAGAGGTCTAAAAATTGCTGCAAGAGGTACAAAAATGATTATTCCTTCTGAGCTTCAATTCACAGCTGAGAGATTAATGAAATCTCAAGGTAGAGTCGGAACAGCAGACAACGATGTTAACGCAATCGTGTCTATGGGAATGGTTCCTCAAGGTTACAGAGTGAACAATTTCTTAACAGACCCAGATGCGTTCTACATCTTAACTGACGTGCCTAACGGTATGAAGATGTTTGACAGAAGCCCAATTAAAACGGCTATGGAAGGCGACTTCGATACTGGTAACGTGAGATACAAAGCTAGAGAAAGATACTCATTTGGTGTATCTGACTTTAGAGGTATTTTCGCATCACCAGGTGCATAATAATTAATTTGAATGAGGCGAGACACAATCTCGCCTCATTTAGAAAGTAAAAAGAAATACTCATGAAAAAATTTACAGTTACCATAAACGCGTACGGTCATTATGCAAAATTTATAGTATCATCTAACGATGATGCAGTTTCCCTCGAGCAAGCAATAGTTGACAAACTAGGACTAAATGATATAAAATGGGAATATGTTGGAGAAAATGTATTTGACTCCAACAAGTACAGAATAACCTATGAGGAGGTTATAAATGACGATGCAACCGCACATCCAGGATCTCTACAAACAAAAGGAGACACTGGACCTAAAATGGAAGCAAGAGCATCTTAATCAAGGTAGATATACCTTGAATATGGTAAGGATCGACGACCAAGTTAAAAAGATCGTTCAACATATAAAAAAGGCTGAGGCCAAAGAAGCCCACCTTAGAAATAAAGTTGATGCCATTGCTCCACAAGTTTCTGTAGCTACTTAATAAAAAGCTACATCGTTGGAAAAAATCCACTCCACATCACAGGCTCTCTTGCACTCTACTAAAAACTAGTATATAAAAACTTTACTATACAATTAAATTAGAACATAGACGCGTATAGTCGACGGCCTAGAGACTATGTTCGGAAACTAGGAGGATACAATTATGGCAAACACTACATTTACAGGACCGGTAACATCATTAAATGGTTTTATTGGTGGACCTAACGTTAACGCAGGAGACACCCAACAAGGTGGAAAAACTCCTTATACAGTTACAGACGCTAACACAATCACAGACGGAACTAATAGTCTTGAAGCATCTGCTAATGAAGGTGTATTAGTTTACGTACAAGATGGTGCAGCAGGCTCAGCTGTTTATGCTTTTTCAGATGGTACAAACTGGAAAAGATTAGACACGTTAGCAAACATATCTGCATCGTAATAAATAATTAATGTGGGCCTTCGGGCCCACACAATTTTAATAGGAGAAAACTATGGCGGCAAAAGGTGACGTAAAAGCAGTAAGAGTTGCAGGAACGGGCGCAGTATTCGCTGGAAGAACAAGACTAAGAGGACTTATTCTTGCTTCTGATGGTGGCGGTGCAGGTTCAATAATTCTACAAGACAATACTGATAGTACAACTTTATTTCAAGGAGACTGTCCAACAGGAGATGTTTTTGCATTTAATATTCCAGAAGATGGAATATTATTTCCTGGAGGAATGAAAGTTTCTACTATCACAAATATTGCAGGTGCAACATTACTTATAGATAAATAAGAGGTTTAAATGGCAACTTCTGGTACAACAACATTTGAATCTACGTTTAGTATTGATGATATTATTACTGAAGCGTATGAAAGATTAGGTCGTTTTGATTATTCAGGAAACGATTTAAGATCTGCAAGACGTTCTTTAAATATAATGTTTCAAGAATGGGCAAACAGAGGTTTGCATTATTGGCAAGTAAAAAATAATTCAATCACATTAGTAAATGGTCAATCAGTTTATACAATGTTTAGATCAACATCTGATGGAACTTCTGATGCAACTGCAGTTTATGGCGTAGATGATATACTAGAAGCTGTGTATAGAAACTCTTCTTCAGTTGATTTTCCTCTTACAAAAATAAATAGATCAGCATATCAAGGTCTTTCAAATAAAACTCAAACAGGTGTACCTACCCAATACTATGTTCAAAGATTTATTGATAAAATTACAATTACTTTGTACCTGACGCCTGGTGCAAGCGAAGCAGGTAATTTTTTAAATTACTATTATGTAAGCAGAATACAGGATGCCGGAAACTATACTAACGAAGCAGATGTACCATATAGATTTGTGCCTTGTATGGTTGCAGGTTTATCTTACTATCTATCACAAAAAATAAATCCACAACTTACACAACAAATGAAATTATTGTATGAAGATGAATTAAAAAGAGCACTAGAAGAAGATGGTTCTGCTTCAAGTTCTTTCATAACACCAAAAACTTATTATCCAAATGTCTAATTTATCTAGAGGAAAATATGCACAATTTATTTCTGATCGTTCTGGTCAAGCATTTCCATATTCAGAAATGGTTATTGAATGGAATGGATCAAGAGTACATGTTTCTGAATTTGAAGAAAAGCATCCACAGTTAGAACCAAAACCAACCACAGCAGATGGTCAAGGTTTAAGAAACGCAAGACCACAAATCTTTACTCAGGCATCAGGTGATGGTGGTTTTATGAATGTAGATTTAAATTTACCAGGAGATTTTGCATTTCAGTCAAGTGGTATGATTCCTGATGATGGATCTTCTGTAAATAATAAAAGACAAGCATTTATGTCTTTAGGTAACGTAAGTATAACCGGAGTTGTAAATAATACTCTAGTTATTCCTACTGCTATATCATCAAGTCTATCTTTAAATAGTGTTACAACTACAACTACTTCAGTTACAGTTTATGCAGTGACAGTTGCTAATCCTGGATCTGGAAACAAGTATTATATAGATGGAGTTCAACAAGATACTTTATCTTTAACAATAGGATCAACATATAGATTTGATCAGTCTGATGCTTCAAATGATAATCATCCACTAAGATTTTCAACAACAAGTGGTGGAACACATTCTGGTGGAACAGAATATACAACAGGTGTTACTACATCTGGCATAGCTGGACAAGCAGGTGCTTATACTGAAATAACTGTTGATGCAAGTGCACCTAGTACGTTATACTACTATTGTACAAATCACTCTGGAATGGGAGGTCAAATTAATATATCATGACGTATGATGAACTAGTACAAAAAATTAGGGATTACACAGAAGTTGATGCAAATGTTTTGACTTCAACTATTGTAAATGGAATTATATCTGACGCAGAATTTAGAATACTAAGAGATGTAGATTCAGATAATAATAGAAGATATGTAACTGCTCAATTAGTTTCTGGAACAAGATTTATAACTACACCAGAAAATTTATTAACTATTAGATCAGCTCAGATTGTAGATTCTGATGGTACGGGAGCAGCCAATAATAGAGATTTTTTACAATATAGAGATACTAGTTTTATGTCTGAATTTAATCCTACTGAATCTACAGGAGTTCCAAAATACTATAGCAACTGGGACGAAAATACTATAGTTGTATCTCCTACACCTAATGCTACATATACTATTCAGGTAAATTATATCTTGAAACCAAGCGGATTATCTAGTACAAATGCTACTACATATCTAAGTCAACAATTTCCCAATGGCTTATTATATGCGTGCTTAGTTGAAGCATTTTCTTTTCTGAAGGGCCCAAATGATTTGTTGCAATTATACGAAGGAAAGTATAAACAAGTTGTTGAAGGCTTCTCAGTAGAACAAATGGGAAGACGAAGACGAGATGAATATCAAAGTGGTGTTCCTCGAGTCGGTGGAAAATAATAAGGAGAAAAAACTATGGCGATTACACAAGCACTTGCAAACTCGTTCAAAAAGCAACTGTTAGACGGTGATCATTCGTTCGCGAGTTCGGGTGGTGACGTTTTTAAAATAGCTCTTTATACTTCCTCAGCTACTCTAAACTCAGCTACAACTTCTTTTACTGCAGGTAATCAAGTTAGTAACACGGGTCAATATACTTCTGGTGGCGGAAAACTTACAGGCAATAACACTTCAATTGCATCAGGTGTTGCGATTGTAGATTTTGCTGATAGATCTTTCACAGGTGTAACATTGACTGCTAGAGGAGCTTTAATCTATAACACTTCATCAACTGCAACTAATGCAGCTGTTGCGGCTTTAGATTTTGGGGCAGATAAAACAGCTACATCAGGAACTTTTACGATACAGTTTCCAGCTTTTACAACAGCAGCAGCGATTCTAAGAATTTCTGGGTAATACATAGGAGCAGCTTCCTATGTCTAAAACTTGGGGTTCACTCGCATGGAGCGTAGGAGATTGGGGCAGTCAGACTGATTCTACTGTCTCTATAAGCGGGATAGCTATGTCTGCTTCTACAGGAAGCAGTACAGCGGACGGAACTGTAGAGTTCGGTTGGTCGAGATTAGCTTGGGGTGAAAACGCTTGGGGTATTTCAGGAGACGTTAGAGTTACTGGAGTAACTGCTTCTGCTTCTTTAGGTAATGAATCAATTGTTATAGATGCAAATGTAATTCCAACCGGAGTTTCTGCAACATCAAATTTAGGTACAGCAGTTTTAGATGCAACTGGTGTAGGTTCAGTAACAGGTATATCTATTTCTACAAATTTAGGAACAGCTGATGCTGGTCCTGATGCAATGGCAACTGGAATTAGTTTTAGTGCTAACGTAGGAACTCTTGATGCATTTAACGCTGAAGGTTGGGGTAGATATGGTTGGGGTATATTTGATTGGGGTGTTTCAGGTGAATGGGAATTTGTAACACCAACAGGCATTTCAATGTCTTCAAATGTTGGAACAATATTAGCAGCAGGAACCGGTGGTGTAATTTTAACTGGTATTAGTATGACTGCTGATGAAGGAACAGTTGATCCTTCTCCAGATGCAACAGTTACAGGTATTGGATTTGGTATGGCTGTTGCCACAGGAACTGTAGTTACAGGTACCGGTGAAACAGATATTACTGGAATAGCTATGACAGCTAATCTAGGAACTGCAATTGGAAATGCAAATACTATTGCAAGTCCTTCAGGAATACCAATAACAGTAGTTTTAAGTGAAGAAAGTGTTGTTGGAGATGCTACTGCTCAATGCACTGGAATCGCCTTGACTATGTCATTAAATTCTGCTAATGCTTTGATCTGGAACAATGTAAATACAGGTTCAGCACCTATAGATCCACCAGGTTGGCAAGAAGTACCAACGAGAGCTGCATAATGAGTTTGACACAAACTCAATTTTTTAGTAAATTAACGACAATAAGGAATTTAAATTATGGCAAATTCAACATCAGCTAATTTAAAATTAACGGTTCAAGCTACTGGTGAAAACTCGGGAACTTGGGGACAAATTACAAATACAAACTTATTAATTTTAGAACAAGCAATCGGTGGTTTTACAACTTTCAACGTAACTAATGCTAGTAGAGCACTAACATTTACTAATGGTGCAATATCAAATGGTAAAAATGATGTTATTAAATTAACAGGAACTCTAGCGGGAAATTTAAATGTAACAATTCCGGATGGAATTGAAAAAGTTTATAATGTACAAGATGCATGTGACCATGCAGGAAACACTTTAACTTTTAAAACATCATCAGGTACAGGTGTTCTTTTATGTGAAGGAAATAACTATGTATTATATTCTGATGGTACAAACATTGTAAAATTATCTGAACAAAGAAATTGGAGAGTATTTACAGCATCTGAAACAGTTCAAGCAGGTGCTAAATGCTTAGTGAATACAAATGGAGGAGCTGTAACAATTACGCTACCTGCATCACCAAGCACTGGTGACACGGTATCATTTGTAGATCAAGGATACGATTTTAATACTAACGCGTTGACTATTGGCAGAAACAGCTCTAATATAGTAAACGCAGCATCTGACCTTGTTGTTAATACACAAGGTGCAGGTCTTGAATTAGTTTATTCAGGTGATGCAACAACAGGATGGACTTACACGGAGAAATAATATGGCAGCAAAAGGAAATTGGACAATAGTATTTGAAGATAAAGCAATCATTAAAAATTATGCAGAAGGTGCTAATGAAGGTGTTGGATACAGAATTGATGATGATGCTTTTTGGAATGAATCAAAATTTTCTAATATTTGGGCTATTCAATATGGTACTTCTAATACTTCTGACGAAGTAGAGCACAGAGATGAAACTCCTCATTGTAGTTATGCAGATGCAGATTTAGGTGACATTAGTCAATTTAGTAATAGATGGGACTCAGCTCACTTATCTAAATTACAGTCAGATTGGGATGAAGATACTTTATCAATTGAAGATCCAGAAGGATCAGAAACTTTTAGAGACGAAACAGAATCGGAGAAAATTGCTAGACTAGGCGCAAGACCTACATCATATTCTTCGTAGGAGAAAACATGGCAAATTACGAAGCGACTAAATATGATTACTCAGGTGCAAGCCTTACTGGTATTGAAGGTATCCCTACAGCAACTATTATACCATGGTCTTCTTCTTCAGTACCATCAGGATATTTAGAATGTAATGGTCAAGCAGTTTCAAGATCAACGTATGCTGCTTTATTTGCAATCATAGGTACAACTTACGGAGCAGGTGATGGTTCATCTACTTTTCTTGTTCCAGATCTTCAAGATAATATAGCATTAGGTAAATCTAACAACAAAGCTTTAGCGTCAACAGGTGGTGCTAATACTGTAGCTAAAACTGGAAATATAGGTGGTTCAACAGCCAATGCAACTTTATCAACTCCACAACTTGCTTCTCATAATCACAATCAAGGAGTAGCTGCAGGTCCAGGTAGATTTAGAAAAATAAGTATACCCCAATATCAAGCAGCAGCTAAAAATGGATCAGCTACACCAAATACAGGTTCAGGTGGTGGACATTCTCACAATATGAGCGCCAATTTTTCTGGGGATGCAACTTCAGTTATTCAACCTTATTTAACAATTATATACGTAATAAAAACTTAGGATAAATTATGTCAAACTACGAAGCAACAAAATATGATTTCGACGCAGCAA